GCGTGGGATGGTCCGGTCGTCAGGTGGTGGCGCTGAAAGGCGCGCAGCGAAAAGCCCCAGGTGTTGAGCCTGGGGCTTTTCTGCTGGAACGGAAACCGTGATCAGAGTATCACTCCCACGACTTCTTTTCATACTCCACTGCGCTGTACCACTTCTCTCGGTTCTCCATCAGGGTTCCGCTGTCCACCATCGCGGCCACTGCGGCAAGCTGGGCGTGCACGGCAGCCGTGGCTGCGTTAGCCTGCGCCTCCTCCCAGTGCTTGTGCTTGATGTCCACCGCAGCGCTGATGAGGTACATCTCTGCAATGCCGTAGTGCTCTGGACCGCTGGTCACTATCTCCACTCCTTCCTGAAATACCGCCGCTTACTGGGCTTCCCATCCCCCCGCCGCACCATGTTGGCGCGCTCATCTTCATCCGTTCCACCCCAGATGCCATCCGGCACCGGGGTGGATTCCAGTGCCCACTGGAGGCAGTCCGCGATCACGGGGCACGTGCGGCACACCGCCTTAGCTTGGTCAGCCTGCGCGCGCCCTGGACCCTTCAGGGATGTGGGAAAGAACAGCTCAGGGTCTACGTTCTTGCACTCCGCCTCATCACGCCAGTCCACCGCTCTTTCACCTCCCACAAGCCCGTTCACGTCAATGTTGATCCAGGTAGACACCCTCACGCCGCACCGTTTTCCACAGCCAGCTTGCAGCGGTCACAGACCACCAGCTCTTCTGCTTCGTCGTGGATGAGTACGGCCAGGGACGCGCACATGGCGTCGTGCACCGCCCGCGGCACGATGGGGCTACGGTTAGGCATTCCTTCTGTCCAGTACCACCGCACGTAATCCACAATGCGGTCCCCCGTGGCGATGTCGTGCGCCAGTTCATGTAGCCCACTGGCTACGGAACGTCCATGAATGGACATAGTTCCCCCTTGATTGGTTTCCGTTCTGAGAAAAAGAAGAAAGGTGGGCACAACGGGAGCGGGTTTTTCACAGCACCCCCGCCGCGCCTCTAACCTTTCGGTAGTACAAACTCTAGCACTGTGTGTGCAGAGATCACAAGGGGTTACTTCACTTTCCGTGGCGGGGCTGGTACCGGTCGGTAACCAGGCGCCTTCGTGGCTGGCTTCGTCACTTTCGGTGCGGGAATGGGCGTCACCCCATACCCAGGCGGGTACTTCTTCCGGTCGTGGTCGTCATCATCGCCCGGCACGCACCCGCTCAAAGTGAGCAGGAGAGCAGCACCCACCAGCAGCGCTTTCACCTTCCCACCTCCTGGAGATAATGCGCCCGCACGTGGCGTGCGGAGCACACAATCAGTGCGACGGGCGTACCCACCAGCACTGCCGCCACCGCGGCCAGGAGCGCCATCACGCGCCTTCCTGGACCACGGGGAGCACCTGGGTAGCGTCGTAGGCCTCCACGCCCACCCACGGGCGCCGGTAGCGCTTAGCGGAAGCGGGCTCATACGCCAGGGAGTACTGCTCCGGATTCTCCACGCCCGCGGCCTGAAGGGCGGGGCGCAGGTGGGTAGTGGTCAGCTCCTCCAGGATGCCTTCCAGCCCCAGATCTCTGGCGGTCTCATCGTGGATGGGGGTGTCCATGTGAGCGGTGGCCATGATGTCCTTCAGTGGGTCGCTCATTTCATCCCCAACTTCCGCTCCAGGTTCCACGCCGCCAGGCGCAGGTCACTGCACACCAGCTGCGGGAGGGCATTGCAGTGCTTACGCTCATACACCGTGGGCTCCATCCGCAGCTCTTCTGCCAGCTGGTCCAGGACTTCGGCCACCCATTCCGATTCCATACCCACCAGATCCCGCTGCCGGCAGGGCGCGCCGTGCACAGCCCAGGTAACCGCGCCGGTAATGCTTACGCCGAACAGCCCCAGACGGTGGGCGGTGGTATCGCCCTTCATCGTCCCGAACCCTTTTTCGGCTATGAGACTCGCGGCCTCCCGGATCACCTCAGGCGCCGTCTTTGATAGGGTTTTAGTGCTCACGGTGTTTCCCTTCTCTCCATGTTTCCGCAGGTCACGCCTTCTGCCGCCACGCTTAGGCTGTCTGTTGTCATTCTTCAGGGTACGAAAAGGCCCCAGGCTGATTTCTCAACCTGGGGCCGATTTGTGTACTAGCTACCGAACGGGTTCATGTTGGCGTTCCACCACTCAATCGCCAGCTTCGCCTGCTCCGGCGTAGCGGGCTCCAGGCCCCAGGCAACCGGGGTGGGCGGAAGGCCCGTGCCGCCGCGGCTGATCCAGCGCGCCACGTCCTCATCCGCCAGAAGCTCCGCCTCATTCTGGAAGCGCTTCTTGGAGTTCAGGACGGGGTAGAGGTGGAGCGTTCCCCGCATCGGGCGCTTCTCACGGAAGGCCTTCTTAGCCGCGTTGGCGATACCCGTCTGAGACCAGAACATGTCGTCGTAGGTCTCGAAGGTGCCGTCTGCCTCCAACACGGTGGTGTTGATGCTCCACCGGTCCTGGAGTTCGTTGCTGTTGGGCTTCGTGGTCTGCGTGACCTCAGTGGGGATCATGATGAGCAGCTTGTGGATAAGCTGACCGATCTTCGGGAAGTTGCCGCGTGTCGGGTCCAGGAACGGGTCTGCGGAGTTGGCGGACGACGCTTCCGGGGCGAACGGGTCAACAGTCATTTCAGATGTCCTCTCTCGGGACTACTGGTTTTCAGTGGCGTAGACCTGCGGTCTACCCGTGGATAGTCGGGACTCGAACCCGATGCGCTCTCGCGTCAGCATCCATGCCTACCCGTACATGACCCGCGCGAGTCATGCCCACCCTCCTGTTTTTCCGTTTGCCCGCCATGCCTAGGTCATGCGGCCAATCGTGTTAGCTTCTCCGGAGGAGACGAAGCTGTGGGCTGCCGGGAGTCGAACCCGGTTAGCTCGCCCGATACCTCTCGGGACAGCCCTGGTGGCGTGCACTCCACCGTTTCCATCGTCCCAACGGTTAGGACTCTTTCGAGTTCTTCCCCGTCCCCGCTGGGAACTTCTATAACCTAACACCTTCCTAGTAGCTACGCAACTCTGGTGGCCAACTTTTTTCTGATGGCCGTAAAACCCCAGGTGTAGAGCTTGAAGGCGCCCACCATCATCCACTTCGACACCAGCCATGTCAGCTTCATCAGGCCCATGAAGGCCTGGACGAACGGGCCAATGAGCACCCGATACCAGAAGGCGAGACGGGGGTAGGCGCGGGCGAAGGTGACCATGGTGGGCTCCTAGTGGCTAGCTGAGCTGCTTTTGACGTGCACGGCCAGTCTGCTCTAGCTCCGGCGTCCACAGGCCGGCAGCATTCGCCTCACGCCAGATTGCGGACAGCTCCTCCACGGAGTTGGCGGCGCGCAGCCGGGCGGCGTAGGGCGACTCCACGCGGGAGGAGGCGATGGGGGTAGCAAGATCCTTGCGCGCCCGAAGCTCCCGCACCTGGCGCACGACGCGGCAGGCCTCCTGCCCCACCTCCAGGTCCACGTCATACAGGCTGCACTCAGCCATCCCTACCGGAAGGTGAGCCACAACAGCGTTGGTCTGGGAGACTGCGGGCATGGGCACCCAGTCGTCTTTCTCTGCATCCCAGTAGTGAGTAGCCATGCTGTACAGCGCCAGCTGGATAACGATGTCCAGCCAGCCGTAGTGGACGTTCTTGGCCGTCTTCACGTCGCCAATCTGGAGATCCGCCCCCAGGCTCCCCAGGCCGTAGATGCGGTCCAGCTTGCCGCAGACCTTGAATTCTGGGATGGCCACAAACAGCTCAATGAACTGGGAGTGCACGGTGATCTCTCCGGCGTCCAGGGCTTGCTGGTAGGCCTGCACGTCCCGGCGCTCCTCTTCGGTGGAGAAGAGGGAGATATCTTCCCCGCGGTCGTGCTGCTCCGTCAGGTCGTGCATCCGGGTACCGCGGTCGGCGCCGTCCTTGATTCCCGCAACGTCCTTGGCTGCGTTGATCAGCTTGGAGAAGGCGCCCTTGTGTTCGGACACGTCCCAGGCTTCGGCGCCGCGCAGAAGGGAAGGTTGCATGGCCAGCCCCTTCGTGAGCATCCGCTCAGCCCAGGCGCTCAGCGCGGAGGAGTCCGAAAGGGTCTTGGCGAAGGTGGTCACCCGCGTCCAGGTCTCCGGCTTATTGGTCTCCGGATTGAGGAGTTTGTACCGGTAGTTACTCACGAACGGCGCGCGGGTAGAGATCTTGTCTGGCTCACTGAATACGTCGGCCATTGCGACTCCAAAAAGTTAGGGTGAGATCCCGTAAGATCCCACCCTAACATATACCTACTAGGTGCACTACTGCCGCGCGAAGAACTCCGCAATGGGGTCGATGCGGCGGCTGGCGAACTGGCCATCTATCAGGGCTGACACGTCACCCTTGCTGGCACCTTCAGGCACCTGGATACCCCGGGACTTGCACAGCGCCAGCTGCTTGTCACTGGGCTTCGTCTTGCGCCAGGATGCGGACTTGTTGAGGGTCATGGAGCCTGAGGCGATGCCGCCCGCCATCTCCACGGCTACGTCCTCACCCCACGCAAAGGCCATCTCTAACGACAGTCCGCGGTGGTTGGTGATGTCTCCCCCCCGCCCTTCGCGCCGCGCGTAGGAGTCCTTCGTGCACCACACCACGTCGTAGGTACCGGGGTCGGGGTCGGTATTGCCATACCCGTCGCACTCCATACATACGAAACCAGGAGAATCGGGATGCACGTTTTCATGCGTACCGTCCTTGCACCAGAAATGACCTTCACCTTCAACACACTCTCCCCCCCGGCACTCACACTTCATCTTCGTCGCCGGGATCACGAACACGTACACCGCCTGCGCGTCGGTGCCCGCGCTCAGGAACCAGGTGCCGCCCGCGGTCTTCAGCCACACGCGGGAGCTGGCGTTGGCGGCTGCCAGGGGATCGAAGTCAACCGCGCGGATGGGGCCATCCAGCACGTAGTCCGGTCCCGGCGCCTCACCTTCGCCCGTCTCCTCCATCCCCTCCTCTTCTTCCTCGCAGTCCTCATCCTGCTCACACAGGATCTTCTGCCACTCCTCTTCGTCAGACAGGTCAATGAGGCTGGCCAGCGTGTGGCGCCCGGAGATGCCCACCACATCCAGAATCAGGCAGTCCTGCCCTTCCCGCGCGATGGTCAGGTCAGGGCGCAGTCCCCGGCCAACCATCTGCTGGTACAGCGGGGACGACTTCGTAGGGCGAGCGACCACCACGCAGGAAACCCGCGGGCAGTCGAAGCCTTCGGTGAGCACCATGCAGTTGGCGATGACCTGCGTTTCCCCGGACTCCAGGCGCGCCAGGATCGCGCGGCGCTCCTTCGGGTCCAGGGCGCCATGGATCACTTCAGTACGGATACCGGCTGCGTCCAGCTCCTCAGCGAAGACGTAGGCGCTGGCGACGGTCGGGGCGAACAGGACGCCCGCGCGGTCCTTGGCGTGCTCCACGTAGGCCTTCGCCACGGTCTCCGGCGCTAGCGACGCCTCCAGGGCGCGCCCCAGGTCACCGTCTGCATAGTCGCCCCCCTTCTTCTTCACCTTCGCCAGGTCCAGGTCATCAACCACGATGTGCTTGCCGCGCGGCGGCACCAGGTACCCAGCGCGAATCATGAAGCTGATGTCTTTCTTGTACGCCACCCCCTGCCAGATCTTCGCCAGGGAGGTCTTGTCAGAGCGCATCAACGTTGCCGTGAAGCCCGCGGCCTTCCCGCTGGCGGGCATCGCCGCGCAGTCTTCGCACCCCTCCTCCGGCACGCTCAGGGGGTAGCAGGCGGGGCATACGGGCAGGCAGCCGTAGTGCCGCAGGATGTCCACGTAGGTCTTGGCGGTGGCGTGGTGGCACTCATCCACGATGACCAGGCCAACGTCTTGGATCTGGTACCGCTTCTTCGGGTCGCGCAAGGACTGGACGGAAGCCACGATGACATCGGCCTTCGTCTGGCGAATAGGCCCCTTGACAATGCCCACCTTCAGGTCAGGGGCGGCGTCCTTGACCTTCTTAGCTGCCTGGCGGATCAGCTCATCAGTGTGCGCCAGGATCAGCACCCGCTTGCCGGGAGTCTTGCTGACGTACCCCTTGGACAGGTCAGCGAAGCACACCGTCTTTCCCGCGCCCGTGGGAAGCACAACGGCGATGCGCTGCGCGCCATCGGTGAACAGCGCCGTGTTGATGGCGTCGTTGGCGCCCCTCTGGTAATCGCGGAGTTTGAGTGACACAGGCTTCCTCCTGGGGTCATCCGGCGCCCCCTGCCGGGTGGCTTGAAGTGGGGACTGGTCGATCATAACAGGAACCTACTAGGTGAGCAATGTAGGGCACGAAAAAAGCCCCGCCGAAGCGGGGCGATTTCCGGGGGTGGCTACTCCTTCGCGCTGATAGTCATGCGCTTTTCGTACTCCGTGATGTCGTCCACGCTGTTCTCGTCACCGAAGAACGTCTGCACCCAGTCCGCACCTTCGCGGCTGAACTCCATGGAGTGCTCCTGGCACATCAGGACAGACAGGCCCGTGTCCTGGTTCACCATGTGGCCAATGCCCATCTTGTAACAGTCAGGCGTGCTGTAGTTCCACCGCTCCGCCTCGCACATGGGCGCGTTGGCGGCGGCACTGGCGCCGCGGGCACTCATCCAGCTCTTGGCTACCGCCTGGCGCATGACCAGCGGCTTAGGCTTCTGTGCCACGTAGTTGTCCAGGAGATCCCAGACGGCTTGCGCGGACTCCTTCGCGCCGGAGTTCTGCAAGGTCAGGATGGCAGTGCGGATCTTCTGAACGTCGATGTCCTTCATGGTTTCCGTTCTCCTTAGCTAGCTGCGGGCGACGGTCGCGCCGCCCTGGTTCTGGTACTTACTCCCCAGCTCCGCAGAGCCATACGGGCGCCCGGCTGGACGGTCCAGCTGATAGAAGCAGATCTGGGCAATGGGCTGTCCCACCGTGATCTCCACCGGGAACTGCCCCAGGTTGTACAGCTCCAGGGTTACCTGCCCATGGAATCCGGGGTCGATGAAGCCCGCGGTGGAGTGGATCAGCAGTCCCCGCCTACCCAGGCTGGACTTTCCTTCCACGCGGGCGGCTATGTCGTTGGGCAGGCACACCCGCTCGAAGGTGTGCGCCAGGACGAACTCACCGGGCTCCAGGGACCAGCTGGCGCCGTGGGCGTGGGTGAAGCTGTCCCACTGCTCGCTATCGCTCGCCCAGGTCACGTGCCCACCCAGGAGCAGGTCCACCGACGCCGGCTGAATCCGGCAGTCTTCGGGCATCGGGTCGATAATGGGCGCGCTGTGGAGGATTTCTCTGATGGTGCGGTCACTCAGCAGCATGGATGGCCTTTCTGGAAAGGTGGGGGGCTTGCGCCCCCCCGTTGCCACTACAGAGCCTTGACGATGGCCTTCAGCTTGACGTTCTCCTTCTCCAGGCGCTTAAGCTCCTTATCCGCGTCCTTCAGAATGTCCAGGATCATGTCAAAGATCAGTTCACCCAGCTCGCTAGCCGCCTGGGCGCGAGGGGTCTCAATGTTGGCCAGCGTGTGCATCAGGATTGCCGTACCGAGCATTTCCTTCATCAGTTCGGCCTCTTGCTTGTTCACGGTTTCCGTCCTTTGTTAGTTATCCGAATAGTTCGTTGAGCTGGTCTTCTGTGAGAATCTGCCGCTTGATCGTGCCGCGGCGGGTCAGACCCCATTCCTTACCCAGGAAGCCCATCGCCTGGAGTTCGTCCAGGATCTGCTGGGGGGTCATCCGGGCGCAGGTGGCGCCCTGGCGGTTGGTGCCGCAGCTCAGAAGGGCGTCGGCGTGGGCGGGGGTCAGATCCGAGTGGTTGGCGTAGGTAGCCGCAACCGGGATGGTCTGGGCTTCGGTGACTTTCCGGCTGATCATCCCGGTTACATTGCTCATGTCGCGCTCCTTCGTTTGACTTCCGTTCTTCCTTACATGAGAAGCCTAACAGGAACCTACTAGCTTTGTCTAGCGGGGGGTGCGGATTTTCCTATCCACTGCTCCAGGGCCTTAGCTACCAGGGCGTCCGCCGCACGGTGGTCGAATTCCTCCAGATAGCCGTCCTCATCGAAGGTGCCCGGCAGAATGCCGGCCTTCGCCAGGGCGGTGTACACCTCGTGTTCCCAGGAGGAGTTACCGAAGGGGCGCTTGCCGCTGAAGCACTCGCCTTCCTTCCATACCTCCGCAGCCAGCTTCAGGAGGTACTGCGCGACGGTGTGCGCGCCCGCGTCGTTGGTAGTCGGGTCCATGGGGCACATCAGGACGTTGACGGAGGTGGAGCAGCAGCCGTTGTCTTCCATGATCACTTCTCTCCAGGAATCGAAAGTTTGACCTTCTTACCGTCGATGCGCACCCGCGGTCCCGTCAGCTTGTTGTAGATGATGTTGACCAGTTTGCGCAGGTCCGACGCCGTGCAGTGGTGGGCGTGCGCCCGCTGGGCAAACTCCGCACGCCCCAGCAGTTCATCTAGATCTCCAGAGCAGGTGGGCACCAGCTCCTTATTGCAGTCTCCGCAGGAGACTTTGAATCCCGTTACGTGTCTATCGGTTTCCATTCCAGGCTCCTTACTTCTCTAGCGGGTAGTGGTCGCCAACGCGGTATCTCTGATAGTCGACGGGGGCTACGCAGGCATCGCCCCACTCATCGGGATTGGGCGAGTAGACGACGCGGTAGCACTCGGGATGGAACTGTGTGGTGGGTACGCAGGTGGTGGTCTTGCCGTTGGACGTGCACTGCGTGCTTGTGGTGGTGTACGCCGGGCTGTACTCCATCTTCGTGATGGTGCCCGAATCTGGCTCAACGATCTCGTGATGGATAGCCCATGCCGCATATCCCACAGCGGCAGCCACGCACGCACCCATCAGTGCGTAAAGGGCTCTTTCCACGGCACTGCCTTTCTTAGAGAGGGTGGGGGGCTTGCGCCCCCCGTGGACTACCTAGAACTTCGTGGCGCATACCGGTCCAATGCCCGCGGCAATGGACTTCTCATCCGTCAGCGGCGCCGCGCAGCGGCAGCAGACCCCATACAGCGCGCCGTACTCCTTCGCCTGCTCCAGGGTCATGCGGTCATCGCTCGTCAGGAGGCGAATCGCGCCAGCGGCATAGACGAAGCCGCCTGTGGTGAGTTCCTTCGCGTAGAGCTGGCCGGAGCCGTGCACCGCGCGCTGAACCTTGAAGATCCGGCTGCCGACTTTGTACATGCCCTCCGTGGCGGGCGTGGCCACCGCGGGCTCCTCATCCGGGAGGGTGGCGGCGTAGGCGTTGAGGGCGCCACTGACAACCTTGCCGACGTAGCAGAGCCGAACTTCGCGGACGCTGGTGTGGTTTTCCTGGCAGTTCCCGCATTTGATGTTCGCCATGTCGCTCTCCTTCATCGGTCTCCGGGTGCCCCTCCCGGAAGGTTTCCCTTGGGGCATGTGAATACCCTAACAGGAACCTACTAGGTTTGGCAAGTGGGGGTGAGGGCAAAGAAAAACCCCCGTCCGAAGACGGGGGTTGATGCAGGATGGTTCACCATCCAAATAGTGGCCCCACGACGTGAAGCGCGCGGTTGGCGCTGGCGGCGCGGACCACCAGGGCATCAGCGTCGTGGTTGGGGACGGTCTCCCAGCGCTTCCAGGCGTCATCCTTCGTGAACGGCCCGGCGATGTTCTTGTCAATGTCCACCACGTACCACTCCATCAGATCCTCCATGCGTTGGTTTCCGTTCTCGCTTACTCCTTAATGCTAACAGGAACCTACTAGGTTGTCTAGGGGATGCGCCGGGGCGGCGCGCTGGTGGTTCGCTGCTCCCCCGCCAGGGCGCGCAGCCCCTTCTTCTGGAGGTCTTCCAGGGAGGTGCGGGGGCCATGTGCGGAGATGTCCAGCACGTAGCGGATGAATTCGTGCGCCACGTACAGCTTGTGGTGCAGGGAGGGCACCTGCACCGTTGCCTCCTCCAGCTGCTGCGCCAGGGTGGCGCGCTCACCCTCCAGGTAGCGGATGCGGTCGCGCAGGCTGACGACAGATTCAGTAATCACCTTCTCCAATTCTTCCGCGGTGTCCGCGCCCACCTCCCTGCCGTCGTGTTCGTGCGTGCAGCCTTCGGCGTCGCCCCATCCGTTGTACGTGATCACTTCACACGTATTTCCAGGCCATAGCCGTAGTAGAACGGGTTGCCGCACGACCAGCCCACCGTCAACTTCAGAATGTCTCCCATGTCCGCGTAGACGTGCCAGGTGGTGTACTGCTCCGTGGTACCCACGCCCGTGATCACGTGGTTGACGCTTTCCGGATGGAGCAAGAATGCCCCCACCTCCGTGTACGCGCAGCAGTCGTTAGTGTCCGCCAGCTCCACACGCTTACCGTTGTCCAGCGTGATCACAGTGGTTCCGCTTGACTGCTCAACGGAGACGATCCGATGTCCCACCACGTGGGTAGCCAGCTCCGCCACGTTCTCCGGCATGGTGCCGTCGTCGTAATCGTCTTCCAGCTCCTCAACGGGATACCTGGTCATGATGATGCCTTTCTGCTGTGGGTGAACAGGCGAACCTAACAGATAACTAGCCAGCGCCCTGAGCGCGAATCCTTTTCGATCCCGCCGTCACCTTCGGATACGTACTTCCCGCAGACGCAGCAGGTGCCGGCGTACTTGTTCTTCGGTGCACGGGTAGCCACCGAAGGGCGCATCTTGTCGTATGTCGCTCCAGGACTGCCGCATGGCGGCTTCCAGATGGCCACTCAGCTCTCCACTCTCTCGGCTCCCAGTAGGTCCGCCAGAAGCGCTTCTTTGTATTTCAGCTCCACGGGCGGCAGCGGTGCCCGGTATGGGCGGTTGGCCTTGACGGGCGTGGACTCCGCCTGCTCCGTCCACAGGTGCCCCAGGTCCGGGTTGGAAATCTCCCACTCGCCGCGGCCATCGCAGATGATGGCGCTACCCACCAGCCACACGGAGCCGTTGGGCGCTTGGATGTAATCGCCCGGCGCCAGTGCGCCCCAGGTGACATCCCAGAACTTCACGGCTTGATCCGGTCCAGGATCACCGACAGGGAGGTAAAGACGCTCTCCAGCGTCGCCTGGTAGTCGTTGTCCCATTTGTCCCCGGACTGATCCAGGCAGACCTCTGCCTTTTTGTGGGCGGCTTCCAGCTCTTTGATGAACTCTCGTGTGTCCATAGAGAGAACCTAACAGGTATCTCCTAGGTCTTGTCAAGCAGGTAGGCCAATGCTGACAGAAACCTACTAGGTCTGATACTCTCGCGGGGACACGTACCGATCACCACGCGAAGGAGAAGGACATGGCACGCGAAGCGCTGTACACGGAGCAGATCTCAGGGCTTACCACGCCCACACAGAGGGGCAGGCTGGACTACCTGGCCGAGACTCACCGGGTGAGCTTCGGGACCATCCTGCGGGAGGCGGTGGAGGCCGGACTACCTTTCATAGAGGCCCGTTACGCTGCTCTCCTCCAGCCGGACGCCACCGAAGAGCAGGCGAGTACCGCGGGCGAATAGAGGAGCTGCCGGGGCAAAAAAACAACCCCCGCGTGTGGCGCGCGGGGGCTTCGAGACTCATAGGGAGCTAACAGCTGTGGACAACGTTAACACATCAGAGATGTTCCAAGCAGCCGTGCAGTACATCAACATGGGCTGGGCACTCATCCCCGTAGAAGGTCTGAAGAGCCTTGACGGGGATGAGTGCTTGTGTGGGGCTTACCCCTGCGGCCTGGGCAACAAGAACGCCGGCAAGCACCCCGCCAAGGGGCGGATGGGGTGGCAGCGCGGCCCGGCCATGGATATCCAGGAGGCCTACCACACCTGGGAGGAAGACTGCCCCGACTACAACATGGGGGCGCGCACCGGGGAGCCTTCCGGGTTCTTCGCCCTGGACGTGGAAGCCGAAGGCCTGGCGGAGCTGGCGGAACTGGAGGCCATCCACGGCGCGCTGCCGCGCACTAGGGTGCACCGCACGGGCGGGGGTGGGAAGCACTTCTTGTTCCGGATGCCAGATTTCGACGTGCGCAACAACCAGAAGAAGCTGTCCACCTGCATAGACATCCGGGGTACGGGCGGAATGATCGTGCTGCCGCCTTCGGTATCGGCCAAGGGTATGTACGCCGTGGAGGTGGACGCGCCGATAGCCGATGCGCCAGCGTGGTTGCTGGAGTGGCTGCGGTCGCGGCTGAAAAGTGAAGGGTTCGACGTGGGGGAAATGACCGTCATCGAAGACCTGCCCCAGTACTCGGACCTGTCGCCGGAGCGGCAGTCCGACTGCCAGCGCTACGCCCTGGCGGTCATCACCGCGGAGGCAGAGAAGTACGCGGGCGCGCCCCCCGGTACCGGCAACGGCGCCCTGTTCGATGCCGCCTGCAACATTCTGGAGATCGTCCAGAGTCCGTGGAACCTCTACACCTACGACGACGCCAAGGGGTACCTGGAGAACGCCAGGAAGGAGCGGCTGGTGCGTCGGCCTGGTGGAGGCCAGGACGAAGAGGAGTTCAAAAAGACGTTCATGTCCGCCCGCTCCAAGACTCTAGGCAAGGGGCGCCCCATCCCCGCGGACAGGCGGGAGTCTTTGTTGATGGATGTCCCTTTCTCCCCAGCTGATGGAAGTGAGGGTGGGTCTTCTGCCAGCTATGACCCGTTTGAAACGCCCGGCTCCTACGATCCCAACGCGGACAAGCCCGCGGCAGCCGACGCCGTAGAGGCCATGCTGGCGGAAATGCTGGACAGGGATGCCCTGGACCTCATCCCGCCCCCCCAGCCGCTCATCTTCGATGTACTGGACAAAGACAGTGAGACGTGGCTGGTGGCGCCTTCCGGTGGCTTCAAGAGCTTCGTGGCGCTGGACATGGCCATCCACGTGGGCATGGGGCTGCCGTGGCGCGGACAGCGAACGGTGCAAGGTCTGGTGGTGTACATCGTCGCCGAAGGCGGCAAGGGCATCGGTATGCGGGTGAGCGCCTGGGAGAAGGTGTACGGGAAACGTTCCAGTGGCGTGAAGTACCTGACGCGGGCCATCCAGGTTCAGGATGAGCGTAAGGAGTGGGAACACCTGATTGAGGCCTGCCGACGCCTCCAGCCGGCCATGGTCGTCATCGACACCCAGGCCCGCGTCACGGCGGGCCTGGAGGAGAACTCCGCGAAGGAGATGGGCATCTTCGTGCGGGCAGTGAGCGCCCTGAAGGAGGCGACCGGAGCCTGCGTGATGGTCGTCCACCACACAGGGAAGGCGGGGGCGGTGGGGCGCGGTTCATCAGCGCTGTACGCCGCGGCGGACACGGAGCTGCGCATCCAGCGCCCGGACAAGCCGGAGGAGCGCCAGGCGCTCACGGCAACCATCCACGCCTCCAAGCAGAAGGACATGCAGGAGGAGTCCGGCATCCAGATCCAGATGGAGAAGGTTGACCTGGGTTGCGACCCCGTGACGGGGCGCGCACTGTCGTCGCTGGCCCTCAAGCCGTGGGAGCCCTTCATGGAGCCACCGAAGCGCCCTGAGCCTGATCACGTGGCCAACCTGACGGACAACAAGGCCATGCTTCTGGATGCCCTCAGGGAGCACGCTCACCACGAGAATGGGGCCACCTCCGCAGAGCTGCGCACGTTCATTAAGGAGCGCACGGGAGTGGAGATCCCCCGCGGTTCGGCGGGTACGGCCCTGACGAAGATGGTCAACGACGGCCTGATCTACCGTCACGGCACCGCGCGGTTCGTCCTGGCGGAGTATGCCGGGGAGATGTAGACGCTAACCAGCAGGTCAGGGCACCCTTCGGGGTGCCCTTTCTTGTGCCCGCTGCACAGTGCGTGCATGAAATAGGTAGAGCGTCGCTTCAAGGCAAGATCAAAGCGACGTGATCTTCATTTCCGCAGGTCAGAGGGGCGACGCGATCTTGAGGCCAAAAAGGGGGGAGGCGACGCTATGTTCATCAATGTCTTCAAGATCGCGTCGCCTCGCGTCGCTTCCGGCGTCGCCTACTTGACCAGGCATAATAGTGATCGCGTCGCCTTGAAGCGACGCTATTAGGTTTGAATTTGGGTACCGGGTTGCGTGTGCGTCGCCCCGTGGGTCTCTCCCTTTAGGGAGACCCCGGAGAGGGGCGACGCCACCCGCGACCCGCGCGAGGATGAAGAACTGTTTGTAGACCTACTAGGTTTCTGTTAGCCTTAGCTCAGGAGGTGAGCCCGATGGACTTTGAGACGGAGCAGCGGGTGATGGAGCTGGAGAGGCTGGTTAGCCAACTCTCCGAACGGCTCAGTGACGTGGAAGCCGAACTACGGGGAGCTGCCGAGTGGGCAGCCGAGCAGAAGGAGCGCAACGCATGAAGATCGTCATTGAGGTCAGCCTGGATGAGACCGCCTACCGCTCACGGGACCGCAGAGTGGCTGGCCCATTCGGCACCCCTCCGTCACCCCAGGCGATAGCTGATCGGCTGGCAGAAACGATCCTGACGGGCTTGGAGGGCATCCCTAACGCGGTGACGGCAACCGTGGTGGCTGACGGCTGCCGGGTGGTGATCCTCCCTGAGACCTGCACGCCGGAGCCCATCCCGGCAGGCACCCTGCGGGCGGATGCCATTCGCCAGCTGGAAGACCGCGTGCGGGCGCTGGAGGGGTGGGCAGCCAGAGCGTGCGGCGACTACGAGTTCAGTGAGCACAACTCGATTGCCATCCGCCTGGGCTAGTAGGTTTGCACTCCCCATGCTAGAGTTAGTCCATACGAACGGAAGGGAAACCGAATCATGAAGGCGACGTGGGCGGCATGGATGCTGCTGGTGATTGGAGTAGGCGCAGGCGTGCTAGTGCCCTCCATTGCCACGCTGGCGGCCTCAGACCTCGTAACGCTGGTGGTTGCTAGGTACGCGGAAATGATCTCGCCTGTGGCGCTCCTAGGGGTGTTTGCGGGGGTCGCCCTGATTGCCTTCGCTCTGCCTACGGTGATCGCAGGTGACGGGCGATGAGCCAAGACGTTGCGCGACTGCTGGACGTGCTGCGCGCCCTGGGTGCCCGCACGGAGATCCCGGCAGCGGCAGTGCTCATCCCTGGTGAGCCACATCGGAAGATGCGTCCGAAGTTCTCCCGCCGCGGGCGCCACACGGTGACCTACCAGCCGGCAGAGGATGAGGCTGCCGAAAAGCGCACAGCGCGCGTACTGCGGGCAGCCATCAAGCAACCCCTGGTGGGCAACGTCGCCCTGGCTGCCATCTTCTACCGCTCAGACCGCCAGGTGATCGACACGGACAACCTGATCAAGCACGTGTGCGACGCCGGTAACGGCATCCTGTTCCTGGATGACTCCCAGGCCACAGCCACTGCCGGGATCATTGAGTTGGACGCAGACAACCCGCGGACGCTGCTGATGATCGCTGCGCACCGCTCCACCATGCAGCGCGGCGCCGACCACGGGAAGGGCTGCCCGGCCTGTGGCCAGTGGTTCTCCCTGGAGGGAAAAAGTGCCAGCACGCGCTTTTGCTCGCAGGCCTGCTCAGCCATCGGACGACGGAAGGATTTCACCCCCTTGGAGGTATCCACGTGAAAGCCAGACACCCGCTCATCACGAAGTTGTTGACGTTCCGGCTGGCGCTGGGGCTTCAGCAGCAGGAGGTAGCCGACGCGGGCGGCCTCAATCGCAACACCGTAGGGACCATTGAGAGCGGAAAGCGCGGGCCATCCCTGGAGATGTTCACCCGGTACTGCACCGGGTTGGGCTATCGCCTGGAGGTGGTGCCTATCGAGTCGCCGGAGCTGGAGGTGCCCACGCCCACCCGGCGCACGGACACCTACTCCATGCGGGAGATGGCCGACCTACTGAAGGTCAGCCGCTCCACCCTGTACGGGCTTATTCGGGAAGGGCGGATTGACTCGGTAAAGAATGGTCGCTTTCGCATCTTCACTCAAGAGCAGGTTGATAAGTACCTGAGGGAAAACGGAGAAGGTCAGTGATGGAAGTTCTGTGCCAGTGGTGCGACCCCGAAGATGAGGACGCCAAGGTGCCGCTGGTCATGTTCCATAAGCACATTCAGCTTATGCACCCCGACCGCATTCAGGAGATCACCGTGGAGGGGCATGGGGGTAATGATCTGGACGAGCTGAAAGCTGCCCATATGCATTTGGTGGAAGCGCAGTCCCAGTGCGACAGGTCGGATTACGCGACTGGCCGTGAATACAAAATCGTCAGCGAGAAATTGCAATTTCTCCTGGACGACCTTATGGACCTGATTTACATAGCCGAAAGGTTTCAGCGATGAGCAGCGCAGGCATCATGGAGCCCGACCAGGTGAAGTCGAAAATGAAGAAAGTGAAGGAGGTTATTGACGAAGACTTGCGCATTCCTGGACGCCCGCCGAAGGCCGGAGATCCCGAGATGCCCAACCCTGCCCGCCTGGTGCGCAAGACCGCCATGGAAGCGGGCTGGGAGGTGGAGGTTATCTACGCTCGCGGTATCACCCCGCAGCCCAAGCTGGTGCACATGTACGCCCTGCGAATGGCGCGCCTTCATCAGCGGGTGACTGCGGTATGGGAAGCCGACGCGCGGGCGGAGAAGACCGCCTGGAAGTTTTCCTATGCGGGCATCCTGGGAGTGTTCGCCATCGGTAAGACGACGGAGGAGAGCGTTACTCCGAAGGCGTTCCCGTTCCCGCTTTCCAGTGACGAGATGAAAGGCGTTCTGAAGGCGGAGCCGCTGCACCGTTCCGTCATCATGGACGGGCAGTACAACGCCATTACGAATGAGGATAAGGCGGAGTACCTGATTCCCGAATCGGAATTCAGGGCGCCCTACGTCAAGGAAAAGAAGCCGCGCGCTAAGAATGTGGACGCGGAGTGAAGACGGCAATCATTGTGGACGTGGACGGAACCGTGGCGCTCCGTCCACTGACGGAAGGTGCACGCGGCCCCTACGACTGGGGGCGCGTGGGGGAAGACATTCCCAATCTGCCCGTGATTGACGTGCTTCAGATATTGCGCAGCTATCACTGGCAGGCGGAATTCCTAGTGGTATCCGGCCGCTCTCAGATTTGCTGGAGTGAGACTCAGGAGTGGCTGCTAATAAAGGGCGTTCCGTGTGACCGTCTCTTTATGCGCGAAGAAGGCGATTACCGGCCCGACGTGGAGGTTAAGGCCGATATCTACGCCAACGAGATCAAGCCCTACTACAAAGTGCATTACGTATTTGATGACCGCAATTGCGTTGTGGATATGTGGCGGCATCGTTTCGGGCTGACAGTGTTTCAGGTAGCAGAGGGGAATTTCTGATGAGCAAAGTAACCGACCCTGAGCCCGCCCCCCTGGACGTAGAGGGGGTGGACGTAGTTGACCTGGTGAAGGAAGACCTGGATGAGCGGCGCCGGGTGGGCATCGCCACCTACGGCAAGCCGCTGCGTGCAGGCAACGGACGCCGGGCGCTGCGGGACATGTACGCCGAAGACCTGGACCGCATCCAGTACCTGCGTCAGGAGATCGCGGAGCGGGAGGCGCTGGCCGATCACCTGGAGGCTGAAGCCAGGGAAGCGCTGGTGTTGGCGTCGGTCGCCGGGTACGAAGAGGAGCACGTGCACCGCGGGCGCCACGCCGGGCTGATGTACGCGGCCTGCCTGGTGCGCGGTAACCACCCTCAGGAGGAATCGTGAAAGGCTGCTGGTGGAAGTGCCCACTGGCGTTTGTCGTGGGCGGGATCATCTCCGGTGTTCTCTGCACGTGGATTAGCGGATACTGGCTGTCATGACTGATCCCTTCACAACTCCTGGCGCGGATAACTTGCCGCCCCCGGCGCGGGGCGGGGATGGTCGCTGGCGTAAGGGCGTGGAGTCCCTGGAGCGCGACGCTGAGGCCTGCCGCATGTACGTGGCCGGCAAGACGTACCTGGAGATCTCTGAAGCTCTCGGCTACGGCGGTAAGGGCAACGCCCACAAGGCCGTCCAGAAGATCCTCCTGGAGACCGCCAAGCAGCCCGCCGATGAAGTGCGGGCGCTGCTGCGCGCGCGCAACGAAGAGATTTACATGATGGCGCGCGAGATCATCCAGAAGGAGCAGTACGCGCACAGTCACGGGGAGATCATCTATAACCCGGACGGCACGCCCATGGTGGAGCAGGAAGTGAAGCTCAAAGCCATGGACCGCATGCAGCGCGCGCTGGGTGAACTCGCCAAGCTCTGCGGGGCGCACGCTGCGGTCAAATTCGAGAACCTGTCACTGGAGGCTGTCCAGGCTGAGATTGCCCGCCTGGAGGCCGAAGCTATCGCGGAAGGGGATGAGCTGCCGTGAAGTGGGGTCTGAGGCTGGGGCTGTACGGGATAGCGGTGGTGGGCTTCTTCACGGTGGCCACGGTCACCCTGCCGGTTATCTGGGTGGTCGATAAGGCCGCGGGCGCCTACCGCAACATCACTGCATGACCGACATCCGAACGGAGTACCTGCGCCGCCTGGAAACGCTTCAGCTGATGAAGCGCAACCGGGCGGCGCGCCGTGCTCAGAAGTACCTCAATGATCCGGTGGCCTGGGCGCATGACTGCATTCAGTGGCCGGAAGGTGGGGGCCTAACGGCGTACCAGAACGAATCACTGGCACGCCTACCCACGGACAAGCGCGTGGCCAAGCGGGGACCGCACGGCCTGGGGAAGACCACGGACATGTCCGTGGCCACGCTGTGGTTCTCCCTGACGCGGGATCTGGCGCAGCTGGACTGGAAGGTGATCACTACCGCGTCCGTCTGGCGCCAGCTGGCTATCTATCTCTGGCCGGAGATCCACAAGTGGGCAGGCCGTATCCGCTGGGATGTGGTGGGGCGCGACCCGTTCAACCTGCGCACGGAGCTGCTGGCGCTCCAGTTGAAGCTAAAGTACGGCGCAGCTACCGCGGTGGCGAGCAATCAACCGGAGCGCATTGAGGGTGCGCACGCCGATGAGATCCTGTACGTCCTGGATGAGGCCAAGATCATCCCGCCTGGCACCTGGGACGCCATCGAAGGCGCGCTGTCCAACGCGGGTGATGACACCGCTTACAAGGCCTACGTGCTGGCGATGAGCACGCCTGGTCCGCCATCCGGTCGGTTTTACGACATCCACCGCCGCGCACCAGGGTACGAAGACTGGTCCACCCGTCACGTGACGTTAGAGGAGGCCATAGCCGCAGGACGCATCTCGCGCGAGTGGGCAGAGCAGCGGCGCAAGCAGTGGGGGGAGAACTCCGCGCTGTACCAGGGGCGCGTCCTGGGCAACTTCCACGCCGACGAAGAAGAGTCGGTGATCCCGCTCAGTTGGGTGGAGGCTGCTAACGAGCGCTGGCATGAATGGGTCAAGGCTGGCAAGCCCGACCCCGCGGGCGCGCAATGGGTGGGCGTAGACGTTGGCCGCGGCGGGGACAAGTCGGTGCTGGCTGTGCGCAACGGGCACGTGGTCAACCTGCAAGTGCTGGACCTACGCGACACCATGGCCGTTGCCGAAGCTGCCCACAAGATGCCGGGGCGCGCCATCGTGGACGTGATCGGCGTGGGCGCCGGGGTGTACGACCGTCTGAAGCAGATCACCACCTCCAGTACGCGGCCAGTGGCGTACACGGGTTCGGAGAAGTCCCCGCTGCGCGACCGCTCCAAGAGCTTCAGCTTCCCGAACACCCGAAGTGCTGCGTACTGGCACCTTCGGGAGCTGCTAGACCCCGAGTTTGAGCCCACGCTGTGCCTGCCGCCTGACGACCTGCTGACATCGGATCTGACGACCCCGAAGTGGGAGACGCTGCCCACCGTCCCGCCGCGCATCAAGGTGGAGAACAAGGACGACGTGGTGGAGCGCCTGGGGCGCAGCCCTGACCGCGGGGACGCGGTAGTTATGTCCCTGTATGCCGATGCCATCCGCACCCCGACGAAGTTCACGCTGCCTCAGGGGCATCTGCCCACCACCAGCCTGTCTCCGTTGGCGTGATCACGGCGCGTAACGTGGGTGTGGACCAAAGGAGGCATCAATGGTTACCAGAGCTGAAGTCATCCAGCGGGCGCAGACCCTTTGGAAGCCGGGCACCGTCCCCTACAGCCAGAACCACATCCACCCGGCAACCGGGTACCGGCAGGACTGCTCCGGCTACGTGTCGATGTGCTGGGGTATCCCGCTCAACGCTAAGGGCTCCTGGGGCGGGCTGAATACCGTGACCCTGGTGACCGATGGCTGGATGACGGAAATCGCTCCCGCTGATCTGAAGCCCGGCGACGCGGTAGGGATCTGCGGTCCAGGGTCCGCGGGCGACGCCGGCCACATCGTGATCTTCGAGCGGTGGGCGAACGACGACCCCAACAACGATGACTACTGGCTGTGGGAGCAGGCGGGCGGGCGCTCCGGTCCTGTGCGCCGCGTGCTGACCTACCCCTACGGCGGGCCATGGGGACAGTGGAAGTCCTACCGGTTCCGCGACATCCAAGACAGCGCACCACCCATCCCGCCCACCCCGGCGCCGAACCCAGGAGGTAACCCGATGCCCACTCCCTTCGATCAGATCAAGGACGTTGTGCTGATGAACGGTCCTCCTGGCGGCACGCGCCTGGGGGATGTCTGGGGAAAAACTCTGGGCAATGCCGAGAGCGCCAAGGTGGCCGCGCAGGCTGCCGCGCAGGGAGTCTCTGAGCTGCTGGCGCGCCCGACCACGGTGGCTATCGAGCTGCGCCCTGAGGACGTGCAGGCCATCGCAACCCTGGTGGCATCGCAGGTGACCGACCAGGTAGCCCAGGCGGTGGCGGACAAGATCACGGCGTGGTTCACCCGGTGACCGCTGCATACGAAGAGCCCACGGCGCGCATCGGTATTAGCCGCATCCTGGAGAAGGTGACCGCGATGGAATCGGCCATGGCGGTCCAGGCCTGCGCTATCCAGGCGCTCGTTGAAGACGTGAAGGAGCTGCGCCAGGGAGTGGATGGCCTGGAAGAAGCGCGCTTCCCGTGGAAGGTGATTGGTGGGCTGGTGGCCATCGGCGCACTTATCGTGAGTGTGGTGGTCGCTGTGACCGCTGGCGGTGGACCTCCTCCCCCGCCGCCACGATGAAGGGGGAACGACCATGAAGAATCCCGTTCTGCTGGTGATGAGCCTGCTGGCTGGCCTGAGCGCGGCGCTGGGGCTGGGGGTCTTCCAAGACCTGGTGAGCCCGACCGTCCTGGGCTGGCTGCTGGTGTCGCAGGCCGTGGTCACCGCCGTGGTGCAGTACTGGGTCCGCGGCCAGGTGACGCCTATCGCCAACCCGAAGGCCGCGGACGGTACGCCGCTGGTGAAGGTGGGGCGTCACTCCATAGACTCCTAGCGGGTACCGACCGCAGGAGACGTACCTAACCGCAGACCGTGGACTGGCCGATGCCCCAGTCCACGGTCTGTTTTTGTCAGTCCATGGACTGGTCTATTACCACACATAACAGGAACCTACTTGCTTTCTGGGAGATATATGACAGACTGAGTCCATGACCCGTTCGCAGACTGAGCAGGCGCAGACTGGTAGCCAGTCTGTGGCCGAGCGTCGCGGCCCGTGGAAGCGCGCCGCCTTCACTGTCCCTCTGATCCTTGTCAACGGCGGCGCCCTGGTGGGGCAGTCCATGTGGGCTTACGGGAAGCTTGTGGACTCCCTGCTGGCCGACCATCACAAGATTGCCGCCGTACTGGCCGTACTGTTCGCTCTGGCGCTGGAGAGCATTGGCGTCTACCTGGCTCTTCAGGCGCACGCCGCGATGATGGCTGACCAGGCTTCGGGCGGTCTGCGGCTGGCCAGCTACGCCATCGCCTGCGTCATCGCTGGACTGAACTACACCCACTTTCACGCTCAGTCCATGGACTGGGCTGTGGCGCTGGCCCTGCTCTCGCTTGTCAGTCCATGGTTGTGGGCGGTGGACTCTAAGGCCGCTCACCGTGCCCAGCTAGCAGCGCGCGGCATCGTGGACCCCCGTGGCGTGAAGCTCTCCAGCGTCCGCAAGCTGGCTGCTCCGGTGCGCTCCGCGAAGGTGTGGAAGTGGGCAGCCTGGGCTGGGGAGACTGACCCCGTGAAGGCGGTCCAGGGCTGGGAGTCCAGCCAGTCCATCCCTCAGTCCACGCAGACTACGCAGGTCAGAGCCACTATTGAGGTTCAGTCCACGGAGCCAGTCCACACGCCGCAGTCCATCCAGTCCCCGCCAGTCCGCGCCATTGAGTCCACTCCTGTCCCGGTCCAGGAGTCCACGGAGGAGGAGGTTACGGAGACTGTCACGGAGACCGTGACGCGGACCCAGACGCGGACTACGCGGACTGAGAAGAAGGCTCAGGTCTTGCGCGAGCGGGTGGAGCTGGTCCGCCAGTCTGCGGCCTACGCCGCTGCTGTGGAGTCTGGGACTGAGCTGACCTACGACCAGATTGGGGCGCTCATTGAGCGGACTGGCCGTGACGTGATCAAGCCCGTGTACCTGGTGCTGTACCGGGGTCAGTCCATCGAGTCCATGATTTTTTCCCCGAAGGCTTGACCTACTAGGAAACACTCATGCTAGAGTTAGTCCATACGAAAGAGCAGCCAAGCTCTTCGGGAAGGGGAGAGAAGTGGTTACCGTCACGCTCACCACGAAGGCCGGACTGAAGGTCAAGATCAAGCTGACTGAGGCCCAGGCCCGCAAGATGGAGAGCGAAGTGGGGGACCCGCGAGTGATCTTCGATCTCATGAGCGAAGGCAAGCACTACGAGATCCACGCGGACACCGTGCGGTCCATGGTCATTGAGGCCCCCGGCAGCCACACCAACATCGTCAGCGGCAACGCCCGCGTGGGGATGCAGGTTGGCAACGTCACCTTCAAGTAGGGAGCGACATGGCAAAGATCCCAGGCCAGAAGGCATCTCACAACGACATCACGAAGGCCAAGCAGGACCAGATCATGAAGGAGATCAAGGCAGCTCAGAAGGCCGACCACTGCACGGAGACGTTCAAAAAGAAGTAGGCGGAGGCGCTAGCTGACCGGACAGAAAGCTAGCGCCCCTCATTCCAGTCCGTGGCAACAGAAAGGAATCACCAGTATGGCAGACAAGAGGGTCGTAGCCGCCGCTAGCCGGATCAACGGCAAGGACACCTACAAGGCGGACGCGCAACTGAAGGCGCAGGCAGAAGCCCAGCGCCAGGCGCGAGGAAAGAAGTAAAGCCCACCATTCAAGCAATAACCCTGGAAGGAAACCACTGTCATGAAAAACGGAATTCAGCTCCTTATTGTCGCAGCGCTCGCGGGTATTGGTCTCCGGGAATTGGAGGCCGGCAATTACACCATGGCCGGATTCGCCGGTATGGGAATTGCCGCAGTCGCCACTCTCTCCGTTATCCGTATCCGCAACCACTTCGACCGTAAGGCCGTCGCCAAGGGATGAGCCATGAACAATCCGCGCCGCTATGAGATTCGCGTACACCTCTTCGGCTCCCGGTTACTGCCCAAAGATAAATGCCTGGTTGGCCTAGACCTCTCAACCGGACACGGAATCCAGGCGGCGCACGTGGAGCTTGACCGGATGCTAATGCGGATTGTGAGCGCGGCCAAAGTAAGGCCGAAGGACGTAAAGCACTGCCGGGTAGAAGTTCTGGACGAAGAAACGGAAATGGTCGTCTGGAACTTCTACCCCCCAACCGAGTAATGAAAGGAGTAAGCCGTGGAACATTTCATGACCCCCACCACCGTCGCAGTTCTTTTGTTACTCGCGCTGGTGGTGGATTACCTGTCAGTTGGCCCTGATTCCATCCGTGACCGACTCGCCTTCTTCCTGGCGCTTCCCGCCATTCACGAAGGCTTCAATGGTTCCCCGCTGGACCAATGGACGGTGCAGGCCGGCACCAACCTGATTCAAAAAGGCCTGGACATGACGGGCGGCGCGTACATCGCCGCAGCCAGCGCAACCATCATCCTGTCCGCGGCTATCGGCATCTACGCCATTTACACCGTGGGCGTCCTGCTTCCCACCAACCTCAGTAGCAGGCTGGGGCGGTTCGCTGGACTGAACTGGGGTGCATCGGGCATTCATCGCCTGAACTGGCAGCTGTGGATAGCCGCCATCATCCTGGGGATGCTCTGTGACCTGCCTGGCGGCATCGTCGGAGAGACCCTGCAATGGGTGGTCAACCTGCTGTCTCAGCTGGTCGCCCCCCTTCCCAACTGGCTGTTTGGAGCGCGGTAATGAACACGGTCGTCCTGGCGGCAGACGCCAACACTCAGCCCGGCTGGGGCAAGCTGGTTGCCCTTCTGATCGCCATCGGCGCCTTCTGGGTCTTCGTCCAGGTGCACAAGCGCGTCAAGGCGGTGCGGGAGGGCAAGGAATCCAACCCCTTCTCTCAGGAGGGCGCTGAGGGGGGTCAAGACGCAGAAACGCAGGTCATGGCCCCTTCTGAGGGTGCCTCAGAGCCCACGCAGAAGGGGGTACGGAAGTGGTTCCGGAAGGGGTAAAGATCCCCGCCAAGCTGGCGCCCGTGGCTGACAAAGCTGCGGGCGCTGCCCGGCGTCTAGCTCAGAAGGGGTGGTGGTGGGTGACTGGTGAGGTGCCCGCGGACCTGAAGCGCACGCCGAAGAAGCCGGCCTCAGCCGACGCCACGGCAGACGCCCTGCGGGACGTGTTCGACACGTGCGGCGTGCGAGCGGACCTCACGGGCGTTACCGTGGGGCCGCGCATCACCATGTACGAAGTGCGCAAGCACTCTGGGCAGAGCGTTGATAAAGTGCTTAAGCTCCAGAAGGAGCTTGAATATGCTCTGGGCTCACCAGCCATCCGCATCATCTCCCCCATCCCTGGGAAGTCCCGCATCGGCATTGAGGTGCCGCGCGATGAGTTTGACCCTATCCCCCTGGCGGACATCACCTTTGCCTTCGCTAAGCGCAAGCGGCACCCGCTATTGGCTGCCATTGGGAAGGACATTGAGGGGCGCGCCATTATCGCCAACCTGGCGGACATGCCGCACCTGTTGATAGCGGGGGCTACGGGTGCAGGGAAGAGTGCGTGCCTGAACGCCATTCTGGTGTCCATCATTCTGAATGCGACGCCCGATGAGGTGCGCATGATTCTTATCGACCCTAAGCGGGTGGAGATGATGCCGTACCGCGGTTTGCCTCACCTGCGTATGCCCGTCGTCAATTCAGTGCGCAAGGCTACCGACGCCATGCACTGGGCAGTGGATGAAATGGAAATGCGCTATGACCGCCTGGAGAAGGCGGGCGTGCGCAACATTGACGAATACAACGCGAAGTATCCCGACGACAAAATGTCGTATGAGCTGATCGTGATTGATGAGCTGTCCGACCTGATGATGTGCGACGAAGACGGCATGATGGAAGACCTGATTGTGCGCATTACTCAGAAGGCGCGCGCCGCGGGAATGCACATGATCCTTGCTACCCAGCGTCCAGAGGTGAAGGTGGTGACGGGGCTCATCAAGTCGAACGTGCCCAGTCGCCTGGCGTTTGCGGTGGCATCCGGTACGGACTCTATGACCATCCTGGACCGCCATGGCGCAGAGAAGCTGCTGGGGAAGGGGGACGGTCTGTTTCTGCCCGCAGGCGCGATGTTCCCAGTCCGCATCCAGGGTCCACTGGTGGAGATCAAGGAAGTGGAGTCCGCAGTGCAGGGCGCCAAGGATGGACTGGAGTCCACGCCAGTCCAGGTGGAGCTGGTGGAGTCCACGCCGGCTGATGATCCGCTAGTCCATGAAGCGGTCAAGATCGTTCGCCAGTCCAGGAAGGCGAGCGCCACCAACCTGCAAGACAGACTGGGTATCGGCTTCGCGCGCGCTACCCGCATCCTGGAGTCCATGGAGCGGATGGGCATTGTTGGACCGGCCATTCAAGGCAAGCCCCGTGAGATCTTGGAGGAGAAGGCGTGAAGTGGCGCAGGCGGACGACGTACACGAAGAAGCCGCACCCTGGACGCACGGCGGTGTACCAGTTCCGGGATGCCGCCACCCAGGACCATCTCTACGTCGGGATTACCAACAACCCTGAGCGCCGCTTTGAGCAGCACGCCGGGCTGACAGGGGAGCCGAAGAAGTGGTGGTGGGATCAGGCCGACCATCGTCACGTGACGATTACCTGGTACCCCACCCGGCGCGCGGCGCTGGCCGTGGAGACTCGCTTGATCAAGCAGCTTCGCCCGCCAGGTAACAAGCTGGGCAACCCCGACTGGGAAGCAACCACCACCTGGCGCCCGAAGAACAATGAGGCGGTGCCCCGATTTCAAGGCGCGGCGCCGTCGTGGGCGATAGCGGCAGGCGCGTGGGTGATTCCGCTCCTGGCCTTCGTGGGCGTAATCTCTCCGCCCACCCTGGTGGTGGTCGGCTTCCTGGTGTGGGCAATCTTCGCCACGAAGCGCGCCCTGCGGTAGTCTGCCCCTGGTCACGTGAGTCAACCTCTCCCGAGAAATTCCCAGCGGGGGAGGTTGACTTTTTTCGTGATCCCGTAACCTAGCCTCATGCCCTATGACGTGACGCTGCTGGTTGTCTACACAGTGACGCTTGCTAGCATCACGCGCCTTGTGATCGGTGAGGACGTTCTCACCCACAAGGGTCACAACTGGGTGATAGACCGCATGGAGGGCGGGCGTAAATGGGCCTCCGAATACTTCGATGACACCCGATGGTCTACAGGCTGGTGGACGGCAGGGGTCATCCGCTACGTCCTGTGGTTCTTCTCTGAGCTGATCTCCTGCCCCTGGTGCGCGTCCTTTTGGATCGGCGCCTTGATGCTGTGGGGGTATGACCTGTGGCTTAACCCCGCGGTGCTCTTCGTTTCACTGGCGCTGGCCATGCGGTTTGCCGCAGGCCTCCTCACTTCGATAAGCAGGTGACCTGATGGCGTGGCGTCGGCCCAAGATCTCCCAGAGCCCGCAGCTTCCCACCGCCCCCGCTGCCGTTGAGGCTGACCGTGCGCGCGGCCTGACGGGCGCAACCGCGACTGTGGAGCTGGGGCGGGAATCCGCCTGGGCTTCCTGGAGGTTCGCTAACCGAGAGTGGCAGATCGAAGCGTGGCGGCTGTACGACATCGTGCCCGAACTTAGGTTCTTGGCCGGCTGGATCGGTGACTCCGTTTCCCAGTGTCGCCTGTACGTCACCCGCATCGATGAGACGGGGGAGGAGACCGGAGAGGTTGAGGACGCGCGCATAGCCGAGATCGGCGCGGTTCCCCTTGGCTCCGGTTCTCAGCGTGACGACAACCTCCGGCTACTGGGCATTGACCTGGCCGTGGGCGGTGAAGCCTGGGTGGTGGGCGAAGACGCCATGACCTCCGACCCACAGAACTGGTTCGTGATCTCTGGCTCCCAGATCCACCGCACGGGCGAAGACATCAACATCCGGCGCCCGCTGTCCGCGGGCGGTGAGGTGCTGAAGCTGCGCGACGGGCAAGATGTGTTGATGCGCGCCTG